TTTCCGACGACAAAGCTACCGGGATCAAGACATATCTTGATTACGACGGCACCGATGACAACGCCACTATCGTCAAAGAGCAGGATGTCACGAATATCGTCGATTACAACAAGGCTGCGTTTGACGCCGCGCCGAAACGGTGGGGCGACTTTACTCATGTAGGCCGCATTCCGATGACGGTTTACAACGAACTTAAAGAGAAGGGCATTCTGGACGACCAACAAGAGTTGGTGAAGTGGCTGAATGATCCTAACAACGCCATGTGGCGTACACGACCAGGGAATGTCTGATGGCGATTACAACCTACGCAGAACTTAAATCTGCCGTCGCTGATTGGCTCAATCGGGACGATCTTGACGCCGTTATTCCCAATTTCATTTCGCTTGCCGAAGCGCACTTTAACCGCACCATGCGCCATCGTAAGATGGTGACGCGGTCTGATGCTACGCTCGACACGCCATATTTTGCGGTGCCAGCGGATTGGCTGGAGAACATTCGCTTCCAGTTAAACACGAACCCTGTTACGCCACTGCTGTATGTAACGCCGGAACAAGCCGCAGAGGAACGCCAGAAATATAACGCATCTGGCCAACCACTATTCTTTTCTATGGTGGGAGAGCAGTTCCAAGTCGTGCCGTCGCCTGACACTAGCTACGACGCTGAACTACTTTACTACGCCAAGATTCCGGCACTGTCGGACGCCAACACAACGAACTGGCTTTTGACAGAAAGCCCAGACGTATATCTTTACGGCTCGCTGGTTCAATCTGCGCCGTATCTTAAAGAAGACGAGCGAATCTCTGTCTGGGCGGGGCTGTATCAGCAGTTTGTTGATGATATGATGCTGGCCGATGAACGCGCCCGTATTGGCTCGTCTAAACTTAAAGCTCGCTTCCGCACATTTGGTTAGGGGTCAACGCCGTGTCTTTTTCTAATTATCTTGAGAACAAAGTTCTCGATCATGTTTTCGGTGGCTCGGCGTATACTGCTCCGGCCACTCTTTATGTCGGTCTGTTTACTAGCGATCCTGGCGAAGCAGGCGCTGGCACAGAAGTTAGCGGCGGATCATACGCTCGCCAGACGATTGCGTTCACTGTAACGGGCAGCCAAGCGTCGAGCAGTGCTGCTGTTGAGTTCCCTACTGCGACGGCTTCGTGGGGTACGATCACTTACGCTGCGGTATATGACGCGGTGTCAGGCGGCAATCTTCTTGCATCCGGTGCGCTGACGACTTCAAAGACTATCGACAGCGGCGACGTATTCCGTATCCCATCGGGTGATTTTGACATCGACTTGGATTGATAGATGGCCGGTTATGGTAGTGGCTTATATGGCATAGGGAGTTACGGTATTGACCCATTAGAGGGTCAAATTACCGTAACGGCTGCTGCCACCGCTACCGCTTCTGGTCTTATCGTTAAAGACGCGGTCGTCGCTGTTGCAGCGGCGTCTACTGTATCGCCTACGGCTACTCGCGTTCGCGAAGCCGCGATTGCTGTTTCAGCTACATCCACAGTTTCGCCGACAGCTACTCGTGTTCGTGAAGCAGCGATTTCTTCTTCTGCGTCATCGACTGTTTCGTTGTCCGCTGTTCGTGTTCGTTTGGGCGAAACAACGGCGCTATCCACATCTACAGTTTCGGTAGCGGCGCAGGCAGTATTCCTTTCGGGCGTAACAGTAAACGCACAAAGCACTGTCACTCCGACTGCTAACCGTGTGCAGTCAACGGGCGCAGCAATCTCGGCCACATCTACTGTAAATGTCGTTGCAGTAGAAAAATGGGAACCTGTCCCAATTACGCCAGAGACATGGACGCAACAATCCGATACTGCTATATCGTGGGCTGCGAATAGTGATACACCGAAGACTTGGACGCCGGTTGCAGTAACGGGCAAGACTTGGACTGAAATTTCTGATACAGATGAGACTTGGACGCCGAAAGAGTTTCCAGACTCCCTGGCCGCATGAGGTAAAATATGGCTGATACTACCACAACGAACCTTGGTCTTACGAAACCCGAAGTCGGTGCAAGCGCCGATACATGGGGTGCGAAGCTCAACACGGACCTTGATCTTGTAGATGCGATCTTCACCGCTGAGGGTAGCGGGACGAGCGTCGGCCTGAATGTGGGTACCGGCAAGACTCTAAATGTAGCTGGCCTCGCTCGGTTCAACTCCAGTGGCAACTACATGGAGTTTGGAACCGACATCCTTACCTCTGAGGATGCTAGTGGCGCGCACATCCGAGCGGCAGTTTCTAGCGCGGAGTTCCCTACATACTCAGTAACGGGCGACACTAATACGGGGGTGTTCTTCCCTGCCGCTAACACCTTCGCGATTTCGACCGCTGGCGATGAACGCATGCGGGTCTCGTCCACAGGCTCGGTCGGGATCGGAACGACTTCGCCTAGCAGCCCATTAGACATAGAAGCCAGCACTGCCACAGTCGATATTAACATGACTAACACGGCTAACCGTGCTGAAATAAATCTACAAGAAAGCGGAACGACTAAGGGCATTCTTGAGTATCGTGGCAGCACAAATGGCACTTTGCCAGGCACGATGCGGATAGGCACACAAGGTTCTGATGATTTAATTTTTAATACTGCTGGCGCAGAGAGGCTTCGCGTTTCAGGGACAGGCCTCGTAGGAATCGGCACGACTTCGCCTGCTACCTTAACTGCTGGAATTACGGCTTTATCAATAAGTGATACTGGCGCTAAAACAACTGGCGATAAGATAGGTGAACTTAACTTCGTCACCGATGATGCCTCGTTTACTGGCACATATGCAGATGGCATAGGTGCGGCAATCAATGCCGTGTCAACCTCTGCGACTGGGGCGGCTTATGGCCTAACATTTACTACGGCAACTACTACAGGCTCGAACAGAGCGGAGCGTGTCAGAATAACTGAGACAGGCGACGTAGGTATCGGCACGACTTCGCCTAGTGCGAAACTTCATGTGTCTGGCACTGCCGCCACCCCTGCTGTATTGGGTCGCACAAGTTCAGATACAAACTGCAACATTGAGTATCGCGGCTCTGCTACCTCTGTTTATGCTGGTAAGGGCGCAGGGGATATTTGGGCTGTAGGTTCTGGTAGTGATCTAAGTAATGCAACTACCACTAAGTTCGCAGTTGATACAGGAAACGGCAACGTAGGGATCGGCACGACTTCGCCTTCTTACCAGTTGCAGCTATCTACTGATAGTGCGGCCAAGCCTTCTACAAATACATGGACGATTGCTTCTGACGCTCGCATCAAAAAAGAGACTGGAGAATATACCAAGGGTCTTGATGCGGTCTGTGCCCTCCGGCCTGTTACCTACGAATACAACGGTGCGGCGGGATTTGAGGCTGATGGCAAAGAGAATATCTCCATCATTGCACAAGAGGCGATTGAACATTTCCCCGAATGTGTCGGGACGTTTAACGCCAAATTGAATGAGGGTGATGAAGACGAAACGGAACTGTTTAACTGGAATGGTCACGCTCTCACATTTGCTCTTGTCAACGCCATCAAAGAACTGAAGGCCCAAAACGACGATCTTCGCGCCCGCGTGGCACAACTTGAAGGGCAATAGCCATGTCTTCTACTACTTACACTTGGACTATCGCTGCACTGGATTGCAGCAACACAGATGATGCTTTCCCGGCCAAAGTCATCACCGCTCACTGGCGGCTTGATGGCGAGTTCTTGAGCGGCGGGCAGTTCTCGGCTGGTGTCTACGGCACTGTGTCTTTCGAAGAGCCGGAAGCTGGCAGCTTTGTTCCCTTCGACCAGTTGACCGAAGCACAGGTCATCGGTTGGGTTGAGGCCGCTCTGGGCGATGAGCAGGTCGCTAAATACAAGGCCAACATTGAGCAGCAGATTGCTGACCTGATTGCACCGCCTGTTGAGAGCAAGCCTCTGCCCTGGGCAGCATAAATCGTGAAGGGGAGCCGGAAAAGTGCCTAGCATCAATCTTACTGAAGCAGAACGGCTCGCCCGTATTGAAGTCATTCTTGAGCGCATCGAAGCCAAGCTAGATCGGGTCGAAGAAGACCAGATTGAAGACATGGCGGAACTAGCTGCATTAAAGAACAAGGGTGCTGGCATCTTGATAGGTGTCGCGCTCTTCGCGGCTGGTGTTGGTGCGTCTGTTGGTAATTTGTTGAAAGCATTGTTTGAGTGACACATGGCTTACGTTTTTGGTTCTCGATCTCTAAAACGCCTGGAAGGCATTCACCCTGATCTGCGCCGAGTGATGGATCGCGCTATTGCGGCTACCGATCTGGATTTCACTGTTCTTGAAGGGATGCGAACTCTAGCACGACAGAAAAAGCTAGTAGCATCTGGTGCGTCCAAGACCATGAATAGCCGTCATCTTACCGGCCATGCTGTAGACATTGCTCCCTTAGTTGGGGGCAAAGTCTCTTGGGAATGGCCGCTCTACCACCGCCTGGCTCCTATCGTAAAACAAGCTGCACTAGACGAAGGCGTCCGTATTGAATGGGGAGGTGACTGGCGCAGCTTCAAAGATGGCCCGCATTGGCAATTGCCATGGCGTGACTATCCGGCGTGATCCTCCCGCCGATCTTTGCAGCGGTATTTGTTGTCTGCACTGGTTCGGTCTGGGTGTTCGGTTTTGTCGTGATGTGGTATGTGGCTGTATGTTTGGAAAAGTTCGTGAAGCAATACGTGTCTGGTGGAGGCCGCTAACCTGC